TTTTCTTCCACAATCATCACAGACACTTCTGTAATGAACTATTCCATCACGGTGGTAGTTCACTGCCCTATAATTTTTATTACAAAGTTTACAAATAGGTCTTAGTGTTGCCATAATTATATTTAAACCTTCGAAGGCACGGTAAACCATTGTTTTTTGGTTATTTTTATAAATAAGATTATGCATTCTCAGGTGGTAAACCTCATAATTTTACAGTAAAGGAAAAAGAAAATGGCATTAACATCTCCAGGCGTACAAGTAACCGTAACTGATGAAAGTCAATATCTTCCAGCTGCACCAGGATCAGTACCTTTCGTATTGATTGCAACTGCACAAGATAAAGCTGACCCTAACGGTGCAGGCATTGCAGTTGGTACAACTGCTGCAAACGCAAATAAATTATATCAAATAACCAGTCAACGAGACTTGGTTACATATTTTGGTAACCCAACATTTTACACAACAACTAATGGTACTCCCCTACAGGGCTATGAGTTGAACGAATACGGCTTACTTGCTGCATATTCAGTATTAGGTGTAACAAATCGCTGCTTTGTTTTAAGAGCAGACATTGATTTAGCAAGTTTAATTGGTCAAACAGGACGCCCAGTAGGAGCGCCTGCTGATGGTACATATTGGTTAGATACAACCACTTCAACTTGGGGAATTTACGAATTCAATAGTACTACAGGCAGTTTCGTCTTACAAACTCCAATCGTAATTACAGATTCGACAAATTTGACAGCTGGTGTCCCATTACAAAGTATTGGTCAGCAGGGTGATTATGCTGTTGTAGCAATAAGTCAATCTGGTTCTGCTCCTTTAGTTGGTAAAGAATTTTTCTATAAAGCAACAACAAATAATTGGGTTGTTGTTGGATCATCTGATTGGAAAAATGATTGGCCTACAATTCAAGGTACAGAATCTAATCCTGTATTAACTGCAGGTGATAGTTTTGATTTAAACATTGACGGTGATGTTACTGTAGAAATTACAGTACCGGACGATGGTGGTGGTATCGGAAGTGTTACAGGTGTAACTTCGGTAATAAATTCGCTAGGATATGGATTCCTTAGTGCAGAAGTACGCAATGGACAATTGTGCATTTTCTCTGATTATCCAGAAGGCGGAACTCCAAGATATTTAGCAGTATCAAATAACACTGGTACACCACTGGACGACATGGGTATCGATGCTGGTACATATTATCTTCCACATGTAGAGTGGGGTACCTCAGCAGAACAACCAACATGGCAAACTGGTCAAGCAATTGCTAGACCAACAGGTTCTGTATGGTATAAGGTAGGTGGTACAGGTGTCGCCCCAGTAGTTGAAGAATATGATACTACTTTACAAGATTGGGTAACTAAAACTGTAACATTGGCTGTTGACGACCAAACCGTTATTGCTGAATTAGATCCAACTGGCGGTCAGGCTATACCTGCAGGATCAGTTTACGGTCAGTATGAATTTGGTGGAAATTTACCAGCAACACCATTATTTTTATGGAAGCGTGTAGCTACTGGACCTACAGTGGTTACAGGTACAAATACCAATCCTGACTTTAGCACATTAGCACCTTTAGGTACAGGTCCATATATTATTACAGTTTATACTTCTGCGCCAGGTACATCAGTATTAGATGGTCCATACACAGTAACTATAGCTGAAGGATCAGACGCTACTGATTTCGTAGTTGATTGGTCTGCTGCTGGTATTCCAAACACTTCAGCATCAGTTACAACAACCGGTGCAATTCAAATTACTCACACATTAGGTGGTATCATCACATTAGATGATACAATTACTAGTGCAGGAGCAAATTTGGGTAAGTCAAATGGTGCCTTAGTTGAAGCTGGATTTATACCTAACACTACTGATGGAGTTAAATATGGTAATCCGGTATCAACACAATATAGCGGTATTTCACAATCAGCAACATCGGGATCAGGTACTGGTGCAACTTTCACAGTTACTAGATTACTTGGTTCATACCTCCCTAATCCAACATCTATAGGTGGTGGCGGCGGATCAGGATATGCAGTTGGTGAATTAATTACAATTGCTGGTGCAGATTTAGGCGGCACAACTCCCGCAAATAATCTTGTAATTAAAGTTGCTTCTATTAGTGGCGGTGGTGGTACAGGTCCAATAACATCGATTCAATATGTATCAGGAAATACTGCTGTTGTCTATCAGGCTTTATTAAGCAATTGGGTAGAATTTACATATGAAGCAAACGAAGGTGCACCTGTAGCGGAACCTGCTAATAATACTAACTGGTTCTACAGTGTTGTTGACCAAGTTGATATTATGGTCAAGTACAATGGTAACTGGAAGGGCTATAAGAATCAAGCATATGATTCAAATGGTTTCCCAACACCAACAGGATCAAATACTACTGATCCGGCTGGCCCAATCATAAGTGCAAGTGCTCCAACTTTACAAAGTGATGGCACAGCCCTAGCATACGGTGATATATGGATTGATACAAGCAATCTTGATAATTATCCTGTAATTTATCGTTGGCAGTTAGTAAACGGTGATCCTCAATGGGTGTTAATTGATAACAGTGATCAATTAAATCCAACTGGTGTAGTATTTGCAGATGCTCGTTGGGCTACAAACGGCACAACAAGTGTAACAGACGATCCTATTCCAACAATAGTTAGTTTGTTAACAAGCAACTATCTTGATTTAGATGCTCCAGATGCTGATTTATATCCAACAGGTATGTTGCTGTTTAATACACGCCGTTCAGGTTATAATGTTAAACAGTTCAAAGAAAATTATTTCAATGCAACTAGCTTCCCTGATCAAGCACTTCCTACAGAAAGAAATGCTTGGGTAACTGTAAGCGGTAACATGGCTAACGGTGCACCATATATGGGACGCAAAGCACAACGTGCAATGGTAGTTGAATCACTTCGTGCTGCTATCAATAGCAACACCGATATCCGTGATGAAGATAATTTCTTTAATTTAATGGCAACACCTAACTATCCAGAATTACAACCTAACATGATTGTATTAAACGCAGATCGCGGTGAAACTGGATACATCTTAGGCGACACACCGTTAGGTCTTGTTGATAGTGCAACTGCTGTTCAAGCCTGGGCTACTAACGCAGCAGGGGCAGCAACAACAGGCGAAGAAGGACTTGTTACAAGAAATACATACATGGGTTTATTCTATCCAAGTGGTATGACAAGCGACCTTACAGGAAACTTAGTTGCAGTTCCAGCATCACATATGATGTTACGAACATTTGTTAGAAATGACACAATTGCTTATCCTTGGTTAGCAGCAGCAGGTACACGCCGTGGTATTATTGATAATGCTACAAGTATCGGTTATGTCAATAGACAAACAGGTGAATTTGTTTCTATTAAGACTAGATTGGGACTTCGTGATACATTGTATGAAAACTTCATTAATCCTCTTGTGTTCTTCACAGGTCAAGGTTTATTGAACTACGGTAATAAAACAAGTTTCAATTCACAAAGTGCGCTTGATAGAACTAACGTTGCTCGTTTAGTTGCTTACATCCGTAGACAATTAACACTAGCAGGCAGACCATATGTGTTTGAACCTAACGATGCATTTACACGTGCTCAAATTAAGAACACATGTGAATCATTAATGCTTGACTTAGTTGCCAAGCGCGGTGTCTATGACTTCTTGGTAGTTTGTGACGAAAGTAACAATACTCCAGCAAGAATTGATAGAAATGAACTATGGGTAGATATAGCAATTGAACCAGTCAAGGCTGTTGAATTCATCTATATTCCAGTTCGTATCTTGAACACAGGGGAATTATCAGGAGCATAATATTATAGGGAGGGTTTTACCCCCTCCCTATTAGTATATGATGAACGATAAATAATATTAACAGGAGAAATAAAAATGGCAGCAGCCTCATTTTCATTAAGTAACTTATCGGTAAAGCCAGACGGTCAAGAAAACCAAGGCTTATTGATGCCGAAGTTACAGTTCAGATTCAGAATGACATTCTTAAATTTTGGTCTGGGCGACAACGATTTACAATTGACAAGACAGGTCATAGATATAACCAGACCCAATTTGTCTTTTGCTGAAATCCCCTTGCAAATTTACAATTCAACAATTAAAATTGCAGGAAAACATACTTGGGCAGATATTACAGTCAACTTGCGTGATGATGCAGGTGGCAATGTATCTCGTTTAGTAGGTGAACAACTACAGAAACAACTTGATTTTGTTGAGCAGGCAAGCGCAGCAGCAGCAAGTGATTACAAGTTTAGTGCGTATATTGATGTTTTAGACGGCGGTAATGGAGGCTATGAAGCTAACATTCTTGAGCGTTGGGAATTATATGGTTGCTTCTTAAAGACTGTCAACTACAACAACATGAACTACGGTACAAACGAAGATGTAAGAATTGGTTTAACAATTACTTATGACAACGCTGTTCAATCTGATGGTCTTGATAGTGTTGATGGTGCTCCAGCTGGTGTAGGTATCGGCGCAGGTACAATCAACGGTCGTCAGCCAACAGTAGCAGAAGTCGGCTTATCAAGTGGTATAGGCGAGTAATATTAGTTAAATGGCATACTACGGAGATAATCTTCAAAAAGAGGCAGGTCTCGGTAGTGCCATTCTTCGAGATTTTACACATGCTGCCAAGATATTTAGGCCAGGGTCTTACGACCTTGCGCCTAAATTCAAATTTCTCTTTCACACCTTTTTTGATATAAATCCTGTTGCTTACGACCGTAATGCAAATACAGGAGATAATTTCGGTGTGCTTGTCAAAAGTGTAAAACTTCCTTCTTTTGAAATAAAAACACACACCATGAATCAGTACAATAGAAAAAGAATTGTACAAACTCAAATTTCATACCAACCAATTAATATTACATTCCATGATGATAATGTGAATACAATTACAAAATTATGGGATGCTTATTACACTTATTATTATAAAGATTCAACTAACTTTAATGGATTGTTTGATAAAAACGGCGGAGCAAGCGAGATAGGTACACCTAGTCCTACTAATTTACAGTTAAGACAAAATTACAATGTTAGAAACATTTATGATGGAGAGCTTACAGGTGAGAATAATTGGGGATACATAGGTGAAAGTTTTAGAGATAGAGTTGCAACTAAAGCTCCATTTTTTAGAAATATAACAGTTTTTGGATTTAATAGGCATAATTTTACTGCCTATATT